ACGGAGCGTCATCATGAGTAGAGCCAGATAAGCCTACAATAGCAACTTGTCTCACCTACTCAGTTCAGTAATGTAAACCGATGCTGTTCCTGTGCCAGTTATTGCTGCACACTTATCTAATTCACTAACTCTAAAGAAGTAAGGAGTACCGGCTGCAATATACACAGAGCTTGCTACAAGGGCTGTCGGTGTGGTATCGAACTGAACAAAACATGCAGCAGTAGCTGTTACCATGATAGACTGTATTTGAGTTGCAAATGCAGATGTCCTGGTCGCGCCACTGGTTGTAGTCGCAGATAGCGTATGCGTAGTTAGCGGATGCCAAACATTGCTAATATCAATATATGCCATAACTTTTTACCTATATGTTGGTTGGTGCTGTCTTAAAATATTTGTTATCAGGATCATTTAGATACCGAGCTAACAGTTTAGGATCTTTTTGGATCTCACCGTTAGTTTCTTGTATCCACTTCTCCCATATTGTAGCGGGTATTGAAGCTGCATGGTGCCACTCACCTCTCTTTCCTAGTGTGAGCTTATCCCCATAATCATTATACTTGCGCTTATTCGCATCTAATACAGGAGTAGCATCTTCCTTTGTCTGAATGACAAAAGCGTCAGACGAATCGTCAAACGCCATCTCAGTTTTACGACCATGCTCATAATCCAAAGTATACTTAGACATAACCAATGCCTCCCACTTTAGGTGCGCCATCAGCTGGGTCAGCATCAATATATGCCTTCCTCAGCCAACCGACAGCATCCGTTGGCTCCTTAGATTTTTGTTCTGCTTTAGGGGCTTTACCCTTCTGCATCTTCTTTGCAGCTTTACTTAGTTCTTTATCATTCATAGAAGTTGGGGGGAGAGTTGCCCCTCCCCCTTCCTTAGTTGTTACGCTTTGCAATCAGCGAGGATACCACTAGACTTCTCGTTCTTAGAGACAAGGCCAGCTTCGAACAGGAGCATCTGTTTTACAGAGTCACCAGTTTTAGCCAAGTCTTCTGTCTGGAAGTCACGCAGGACTGCTAAGCCCCAGAAATCCATATCTAAGAAAAAGACATGCTCAGTGCTATACAAGTTTCGATCCGGTACGATCTTAAAGCTACCGAAGTCAGAAACATACACGTCTACTGCGTTGATAGCAGTAACCGCACTGTCGCCTTTGATCTCATTGCGAATCGCATAACCAGGACCAGCGTTAGTTGATAAGCCTGAGATTGCCTGTTTAATGGTTGCTGGACATAAGATCATGTCCGGATCACCACCGTTATTGTAACAATCCAAGATGACGCTCCTGATACCGTTTTCCGTAATGGATGCGGTAGCAGTTGCTTCTGTCATCGTATCAGAACCATTACCAGATGAAGCTGCTGGAGATCCTGAACTTGGATTCATTGAAGTGTAGTTGGTACCTAACCATGTAGGTAGACCAGCAGATACTGGTGCGGTTGTTGCATCGCCTACTACCTTAGCAATGTTCTGAGAGAGCATTTTCTCCCAGTCGCGCTTCATTTGCTTTCCACGCTTTGCTATTTGGTAAGCCTGATGCTTCCCGTGACCGACATACTCTACAGCCTGATCCGTACCTGACGTTTGAACTACGTAGCGACTAATCTGCGTACGATTGTTCAAAAGTGTAGGTAAGGCTCTCGCACCTGCTGCCGGAGAATCATCGCCTTGTATGACGCGATTAGCTGCACCTGCGCCAATGGCATCTGTCTGCCACTGAAACAAGGTGTTTACAGCTTTCTCTCGACTACACCGTGAGAAAAACGGTGTATCAAGTGGAGAAATATTGTAGATTATATCGGCAATCTGCTTCTTGAGTTCCACTGTCGAATAGGTCAGTGAAGTATTAGCGGCAATTGCCATAGTATATCTCCTTTATTGAGATTTAAATAAATCTTCCAGTAACGAAGCTGCGTCATCGACGTGGCCTGTTGACTGTAGACGCTTCATTTTCTCTGTACGTTTGCCCTTTGTTGATTCCGCTTTACTGCGCTGAGCTTTCGTTTTCACAACCTTCGGCTTATTCTTAACCTTCTTAGCACGAACCTCATGCTGTTTCCGAGTTAAGTCTTCGTAAGCCTTGGCTTGCATAAGCACAAGTATGGAGCGGTGATCTACTAGCTGCGACAGTTCTTCCTGAGTATAACCTTTAGTTAAGGCAAAATCAGAAACACTCTTTGCTATCGCTCTCTGCGTATTAGGATCATTCCATTCGGGCAATATACTTACCATCTTAGAATGTTCTTCCTGTAGCATACGCTGGTGTTGAACCTGTATCTCCTGCTCTTGCTGTTGCTGAGCCTGACCTGCCTTTACCTTCAAACCTTCTATCTGCTCCTGAGCCTGACGGTAATCGTCACGCTTGGTTAGATACTCTTCACGGTCTTCGGTTTTAAGCCGGTCCCAATCAACATTAGCAAACTGTTGGAGATGAGCGTAGTTTCCTTCGATAGCTGTCGCTAAAGCGTCAACATACTGAGAACGCATCTGCTGAGTCTGAGCGATTTCCTGCTGCATCTGTCCGGCAGCAGCATCCATCTGTCTCTTGTATTCAGCTAATTGCTGCGTTTTTTGAGTATAATCCTGTTGGCGTGAGTAACCTTTAATAAGTTCGTCTTCGGATACTTCCACATCTTGTCCGTTTACCTTTACAGTATAGACAGTGGATTCCGGTTCGTCCTCATCTTCAGCTTCCTCTTCCTCGGATTCTTCAGAGTCATCATCATCCACATCTTCTGATTCTTCTTCTTCGACTTCTTCAGTTTCAGAATCTTCAGGTGCTTCATCAGATGCCTCTACGTCTTCAGTTATTTCAGACGGTTGCTCTTCTTGGTCTGGTTGCTCTTCTGAGTTCAGTAATCCAAAAATTGCATCCTGTGCAGCAGCCAAACCATCTGGGCTGAGATCAGGATTCTGTGACACGGGGTGGGGATTCGATTGAGTATCCGCCATGTTGTACTCCTATAGTTGGTGTTTCCCAAGTTTCCTCGCCATGTCTCCAGATTCAACAATACTGGTTAGATGTAGGCGTATCCGTTCGAGAAGTCGTAGGGATAACCAGGCTTGTTCCCTGGCTTCGGTATCAGCAAGACTAGTTCTATACCATGTCTCCTTGATATCTGTTTCAAGCGTAGTAAACGCTTCATTAAATAGTTCGTTAGAGAGTAGTAACTTAGCACTGAGTTCTCTTTGTTCTTTATCCAATAGCTACTCCTCGACCTTGTTTCGCTTCTAGTTGGAGTTCAGCCATTTTAAGCTGTGCATCTACTGCATCCTTTGCTGCTTCCTGTTGCATCTTCTGCATCTTAACCTGGATGTCAGCAGCTTTAATTTCAAGTTCTTTCTGCTTTAGCTGGAGTTCTGCCTGTTGCATAGACTCTTCTCCGCTAGGTTGTTCAGGTGGTACGGAGTCTGGATCAGTGAGGAAGTCATCAACATTCTGGAAGCCCATATTCTTTACGAGTGCTGCTCCCATGTTATACATGTTCTTCTCATTGACGATCTTTAATCCACCTCTCATGGCATCTCCGGCAAACTGTAACATTGTCGTAAGGTGCATAAGCTGTTGATCTCTATTACCATTTCCAATGCCTACAGAAACTGTGCAGTCCATCTTGTCTCGCCACATGTCAGGACGGACAGGAACCCATTTATTTCTCAGCATCACTACTCGTTGATGATCCTGATTCTTCAAGACCAACTCATAGATATTACGCATAAGCTCTTTAACACCTGTCTCTGCGAAACATCTTGCGATCAACTCTACTCTCGACTGTGCTGCTGTCATCGTTGCATTAACAGCGGTAGCCGTAGTATGGGATGTCAACGCATTCTCGTTCAAGCCTTGGCTGTACTTGTTCACACCACTCCTTGATTCCCTAAGGTTGTCAAGGTACTCAAGCATTGAGAATGATGATTGCTCTAGCTGTGGGGTTGCCAAAGGCATGATAGCGTTCGGTGACTTAACTCTGACTACACCGCCTGGGCGTTGCGTCAAGAGATCATCTAAGTTAGCCTGACCTTCAAGGACTGCGTACCGACCAAAGTTCTGGTTGTACATGTTGTCCATGAGGTTACGCATCAAGGTACTCTTTATTCTTTGAATGTCGAGAACAAGATCAGCGATAGATAGACCGAAGAACTTATGCGGAATCTTTATCGGAGTGATGCTTATAAACGGTATACTGTCTATCTCTTCATTCGCCAGAACCTTCTGACCAACTGAACAGATTTTTCTAAGCTCAGCAATGCCGTCACCATCATAGTCAATACGCATGAAGGACTCATGCAGCCAGTAAGTGTTCAGGCTCTGGTCATCTGATGTTAATGGGTTCTGACTCCAGGGCATTCCTACAGAACTATCGTACTCATAACGTGCAAGGG